GAATAATAACCCATTGTGTTGTTGTAAGACCCAGTCGTATTGGAATACAGTGATAAAGAACCCATTGTGTTGTTGTAAGACCCAGTCGTATTGGCATACAGTGAATAAGCACCCATTGCGTTGTTGTAACTTGCTTGACCTACTGTCGTTGCTGTTGAACCCATTGTAAGATTACCAGCGTTCACTCCAACAAAAGTATTTCTTCCTATCGGAGTTATTCCCCCAGCATTTAATCCATAACTAAAATCGTGGATAAAAGGTGTTGTGCCTTTATAAATAATTCCAAACTTCTCTGCAAAGGTTGTACTTGGAACTCTAATATTTCCATTAAAATCTCCATTAGTAGCACTAAAATCATTATCGCCTAAATCCACGTTACCAGTCGCACCACTATAAGGAACGTAGTTAGCACCAGTATAATCGTCTACATACTTTTTATTGGCTATGTGTAAATCGCTAGTAGGTTCTATTACGGAAGCGTTGCCATTGATTATGCTTTGTGGTGTTGTCTGGTCTAGTTTGAGGAAGTAATTATCGAAATCACTTGCACAAGATACTAAATCTAATTGAGATGTTGTTGGATTGAATTGTAATCTAGGCATCTGTACGTTCAGCAGAAACGAACGTGCATTTGTCTGAGTCTGTATAGGTTACAGTAACCTCTGCAACGTCTGTTCCTGAAGCTCCACCTAGTTTATGATTAAAAATACTAGTAACTCCACCATCTGATTCTATAACGTAATCAAAAGGTTCGCTGACAAGACCTTTATTTGTTAGAAGACGACCATAACCATCAGTTTTTAATGGGTCAGGTTTTCCAGTAATAGACGACATGCCTATTTGATTTATCTGAAATCTATTTGAATGGTTCGGTCTTTCCAAAATAAGCTCCTATTTAAGTCCTTTTAGTCCTCTATCCCAACCTTTATCGAAATCGTTTCCTGCTAAATTTAGATCAGTAGCAAGTTTGTTTCTTAAATTATCATCCTTAATTGGTTTTAAAATATTATTATATGCAAGTCTACCTAACCAATTACCAACAGGATCACCACCAGCCTTAACCATTTTACTGATGCCAGATTGAACATAAACCCACACACCTACACCACCAACAAATAAACCGAATAAACTAGCACCTACTGTTGTTACTATATCATTACCTAATAATCCTAATAAAATATCCATAATTAACTCCTTTATTTTTTATTTCTATTATCCCATTCAACAAGCTTATCACTATTCCTAAAGTCTATATGTATGAAATTATCATATAAACCAATAGCTCCAATTCCGTACAGTTTAGCATTTTTCTTTATCCATTGATATACTGAGTATATATCCTCATCATAAAGCGAAATGTCGAAGGCACAAAAGTTATGTTGTGATGTTAATGTCCTTCCTTGTTTTAAATTCTCGTCATCAGTACAAATACCTCTATGTAATAATTCTTTAGTAGGTTGGTTTATACTAACAGGTGATCCGTAAAATTCTCGTAAATCCTCAAGGAAGTCTATAGCATCTTCTTGCACAAACCATTCACCTGGTAAATCTTTATCATGGATTGCTTCTAATAGTTTAGGACTAAACAATTCCCAATCGCTAAAGTGGTTACTTACTTTCATACCAATCCTTTCAGTAATCCAAACATAAACTTTACGATAGGTTGCCTAATGTCAGATACTAAGAACACCATTGCCACAGCAAGATAACCGAAGAACTTAATCTGGTTTCTGCTTATCCAATACCCTATCCCTATACGCTCTAGCTCGTTTACCCTTCCATTAGTCTTTACTGTTTGCTTATATATAATATCTAGCTTATCAAACAAATCCTTAACGCTATGTTTCTCTATCAAAATATCTTCACTCAAAATTTAACCTCCCAATGTATCAATCTATATAGTCCATACCCTGCAAAGTTAGCAACAATGTCTTTATTATCCCATTGACCACCACTATTAACATCTACCTGCTCTTTAGCTAGGCTGATAACCAATAGCCCTAAAGCTGACTCGTACCATTGCCATTGCTGTACTGTCTCAAGTTCATCTACTATTATGTAAGAAGCACCTGCATGTAGCACCTTGTCTGTAGGTATGAATCCTAACGGGTCTATAGCAAAGCTAAACGATAATAGTAGTATTAGTAAAAGTTTCATTACCATGTTGCTATCGCTATTCTTTTCCAAGTGTTTGTTGCGGTACACACATAAATATAATCAGCATCATAAGCTATTGTTCCTGCTGTTCCAGTAGCAGAAGCACTAGCTGGTGTTTTAGTCGTTGTGATTAAATCCCCACTAACGCTTACATCACCTTTTAAATATGTGTCTGTAATATCATCATTTCCAAGTGTTACAGTATTACTTCCAGCCCCTACTGCTCCATTTCCTATTACTGTTTCGTTTGTATCTCCGTCTGCAAGAGCTTTTGTGTCAGAACCGATGAAAGTATTATATGTTCCTGTTTCATTAGCTGTTGTTCCATCAGCGATATAGCGACCTGCTTGATATCCATTAGCAGTGTTATAGTATCCTGTGGTGTTGCAGAGGAGAGAATAATATCCATTAGCAGTGTTATAGTATCCTGTGGTGTTGCAGAGGAGAGAATAATATCCACTAGCAGTGTTCCAGCTTCCTGTGGTGTTGGCGTAGAGAGAATGATCTCCATTAGCAGTGTTATTGTATCCTGTGGTGTTAGCGCGGAGAGAATAATGTCCATTAGCAGTGTTATTTTCTCCTGTGGTGTTAGCGCGGAGAGATTGATATCCAGTAGCAGTGTTCCAGCTTCCTGTGGTGTTGGCGTAGAGAGAATAATAGCCATTAGCAGTGTTATAGCTTCCTGTGGTGTTGAAGTAGAGAGATTTATATCCAACTCCTACATTTCTGTTGTCAGTTCCGTCATCATTTAATCCAGCTCCTTCTCCTATGAATACTGAACGACCTCCGTCATTTAGAGATATTTTACCAGTTATCCCGACATCATCACTAAAAGTACCTGTAGTAGCTGAGATGCCACCACTAGAAGTAACTGCTCCAGCGTTCCATACCCCTGTTGTGATTGTTCCAACGGTAGCTAAATTGGCTATGCTTGTGACATTGGGCTGTGTTGCTTGCGTTGTTGCTGTATCTGGAGCTAGTCCTGCAATAGTAGCTACTGTGCCAGCCTGTCCAGTTGTGTTTTGATTTAATGTAGGGAATGTACAATTTGTTAATGTACCAGAACTAGGAGTGCCTAACGCTCCACCAGATACTAAGTCACCTACATTCGTAGTATATCCAGCACCATTTGTTATTGCATTGTTGTTTAAAGATATATTAGCTGTTCCATCAAAAGCCACTCCAGCAATGTTTCTTGCTGTAGCTAGTGCCGTAGCTGTAGCAGATAATCCACTACAAGAACCAGAAGAACCAGAAACATTACCTGTAACATTTCCAGTTAATGCACCAGTAAAAAGTGTTGAAGTAATAGCACTAAAACCAGTACCTACCCCACCAGTTATACTAGCAGTACCATCTGATAAAGTTTCACCCGTAATAGATCCTGTAAGAGTTATATTAGCATCTGCTACTAAACCTGAGAAAAAGTCTGATATTCTACTGTAATTATTTTCATGTTCCTCGGCATCTATATCAGCACCAGCAACTATCGCTTCAAAAGTATCACCTACATTAGTCATTTTATCCTCCTCGTCTTGTCTGTTCAAATATTAAATCAAATGAGCTTAATTGAAACCTGTTTTTACCAGAAGCTTCAACAGAAAAAGCTATATTCTTACCAGACATGAGCTTCCTCTTCTTATATTCTCTAAAATTTATACCAAATTCATTATACTTAGCACCATTATTATATTTAAGTTCTGTGTTATATTTATTATTACTAGAACCTATTGTTGCATTAAACGTATTACTAGCACCATCTAAATACCATTTTATCGTATAAGCTTGCTCTTTGGCAAAAGTCCTGAACATAAATAGTATCGATTCGTATATTTTAACGAATATATTATCGCCACCATTATAGCCTTTTGTCTTAATTTTACTATCAACATCACCGTTTTCATCATCGTTCATATAATAAGCACAAGAACCACCAGCACATATAAGTTTATCGTTAAATTCAACAAAAACTTCAGCATCGTGATTATTCCATCTGCTCCAAACTGGTTGTCCGTTAGGATTCCTAGCAGTAGCTATCTCATCCAAAACAAATATTATTCCAGATGTAATATCTGATAAATAGTACTTATCTTTAAAAGCATAAGCTGACATATTTTGTTTGCCTGACCTAGATATAGCATCTATATAGGTCTTAATAGGTCTATCTATCGTTAAAGTAGTAAGACTATCAAGTTCCTCTGTCTGCCCCTGTACGGTTATAGTATTTAAACTTTTAACTCCCTCTCCCCCTAGGAAATATACAGTATTATCTCCTCTAGCTATACTTAAAGGTGCCAGAACGCCATTCTTAGACATAGTTTTCTTGGTAATCGTACTTGTTAGAATCTCTGTACCTGTCATTATATGTATTGATCTTTTTCTAAATAGAACTAATTGAGAATACAAAGTCTCTAAACCAACTATCTCATCTTCAGTATTATTATCAAGCTGAATAAAACCAGCAGTATCAGCACCAGTATAAACAGTTGAGTTATCCCAATCAGTTTCTAGACCATCAGGATACTGTATTGATAAAAGAAAAGTATTCTTAAACGAAACCGTCTGTCTCTCTAAATGAGTAGTTATATGATTTATTCCAACTGGAAGCTTATTAGAACTAAAACCAGTAAGAACATCACTAGTATCTAATATATTTAACGTCTGAGTCATAGCTATAGTACCAGTGGCATCATTAGCAACCCATGTATCTGTTATCTCAAAAGTATCCGTAGTAACATTAGAAATATTAAAACTACCGTTATAGCTAGTAGTTCCGGATATTGTTATATAGTTTCCTTCAATTAATCCGTGTCCTACGCTTGTAACAGTTACCTGTCCACCAGTTGCATCAGTAAATACTGTAATTGATTTAGATATTGATAAACTCTTTCCATTAACGAACCAAAGTTTTTCACCATAAACATCAAACCTTGTTATCGCATCTTTATCGAAATCTGTAGAATTAGCTTCTGTCCAATCACCAGTAGCATCAGTATCACCAGTAGACTTCATTAATCTAGCAACAGTATAGTTAGAAACCATAGCATAAACTAAGCTGTTGAATTTAACTATACCAAGAAACTTTGTAGAAACTTCACTGTTTACGATTATTCTTTTTCTATATCTTCCAGTAGCATCGTTAGCAACAAAAGTATCAGTTATTTCAAATGTATCAGTAGCTACACTAGAAACAACATAGTTTCCATCATAACTAGTAGTCCATTCTATAGTAACATTATCACCGTTAGATAGTCCGTGATCTGTACTAGTTACAGTAACCTTACCACCACCAGCATCAGCAAAAACTGATATATATCCATGATTACCTATTGGTGTGGGAGCATCTATTGATTTAACTTCACCAACAGCAAGATATTCTACGTTATCAGCTATCGTTAAATCACTGTCTTGTATATCCAATGAACTATCAACTACGTTAAGTCCAGTATTAAATTTTGAAACTAACAGTTCTTTACTAAGAGGATTGACCATACATAGTTACCCCTATTTCGTATTCTTCAGAAACATCAAAACTTATATCCTTAATAAGCTCAAAATACAAATCTCTAGCAAGTTTAGCTTCATCTGGAACTCTTCGTCTAGTCCAGTACTTCCACTCAACCCAAGAATATATTGATTCTAAGTATTGGTCTGGTAAATCGATAGGAGAACTATCATCAACAGGAACTTCAGGAATCTTAGTTCCGGTTATTTTAATGTTACCGTTAACAGGAGTTCCAAGTATCGTAATAGTGTTACCGTATCTGATATAGTAATCTGCAACAGTAGAATCGTAGTTAGAATAAACCTCATCAGGATTACTTCTAATCAAAAGCCTTTCAGTTCCATCTGTATCTTGATATAAAACTTGATCTAGCTTAGATAAGTTTGAAGGTAGAACATAGGAAGCAGAACCATCTACTGTCTGCAAAGCACTCTGTTTATACAATCCTGTTCTTCTAGAAATATCTCTTAGGCCATCTTCTATAAGCTGGTTTATCTGTAGGTTTGAAATCCAATCTGGTGAGTCCTCATCGAACCTAGCTCTAACGCTAGTTAGGAAGGTTTCTCTTGTTAATGCTTCGTTTACGTATGCGTTTGTCCATGAAAAAGTCATATATTACTCCTTGATATTATATTTCAATTCTATATTACCAATGTTTTATATGTCAAAATCTAGTTTATTTTATAACTCAGTAACTTGTTCTCTAAAACATCAGAAAAGAAGTTATACCACTTAATAGACTCTAGATTAACGTTATAAGTTGAATTAACGTGATTATGTGCGTTTGTAGCTAAACTCATTCGTAGTATAGGGTCTTCAATCAATTCAACCATTTTAGAAGTTAAATCCTTAACACTATCATACAGCAATCCTGTTTCTCTGTGAATCATATCATCCTTGTACGGAGTAATGTTTGCAGATATTACAGGTATTCCATAAAAAGACATCTCTAGCCACTTAATATTAGACTTAGCCTTATTGAAGATATTATTCTCTAAAGGTATTATTCCAATATCAAACAGGTTTTGACTAAATCTATCAAAGAATAAATTAGGTTTTATCCAAGGAATTATTTCATAGTTAAGATTCTTAAACATCATCTCAAAACTAGAAGCACCAAAAAATCTAAACTTAACCTTCTTCTTATATATTCTCTGTATCTCTTCAAAAGCAGGAATAACTCGCTTTAAATCGTCAAAATGAGAGCTTCCACCATGCCAACCAATAACTATCTCGTCCTTATGGCCTCTTTTCTTAAAGTTATTAAACCCTGGCATTTCTATAGGCTGAATACAATTCTTTAAAACATGGATGTTATCGTTAAACTTAGATAAAGCATGTTTTAATCTATCAGTAGAGACTATTACAGCATCAGAACAAATAATACCTTCAGCCATATCACCAAGACCTTTTTTATTTCTTTCAATATCAAAGTCTATAGATTCAGGATTACCTTCAAGAGCAGTTTTATCTTTCCAAATATAGGTCTTTTTACCTTTTTTCTCATACCAGACATCTTTTGTTCCAGTATTCTTATAGTTAGGATTACTATGTGCTGTCTCGAAATGGTTATCATCGAAATCACATAAAACTATTTTTGGTAACTTTTCTTCAATTATTAAGTCTTGAACCTTTTGAAGTATTATCGATGGAACAGCATATTGAAAAAGAATAACGTCAGCCCAAGCACAAAGCTCGAACATCTCAAGAGTATTTCCCTGCGTTGTACATTTTAATTCAATCATTCCATCGTTCTGCAGAGCTTCTAGCGGAAACCTAACTCTGTAAAGTCCACAAAACCCTTCGTTAACTATAAAAGCACAAACTTTTAACTTTCTTATATTAGCTGGTTTTCTAAACTTTGGAGTCATTTTTGTATCTCCACATAATCTGGTTATCGCTATGTAACTTAACAATATCATCCCAATACGGTACGGGATCATATAAACTAAAACCCCATTTTTCTATGAATCTAGCTTCAGACTTCTCTAAAATCTTCTTTCTTTCTTCATATCCACGTTTACTAGCGTGTTCATGGTGGCAAAAACTTATATCTGGAAGAATAAATATTCCATATCCATTAAATCTAGCACCAATACAAAAATCGTTGTCTTCAACCCATCCAAAGTACTCTTCATCTACTCCACCAAGCAAATCGATTACTTCACGCTTGTAATAAGCACAGCAACCCAAAACAGAATCAACCTCAATAGGCTTTGGCTCAAGGTCGAACCTTGGAGTACCCATTCTATCGAAAACCTCAAAATTGAACTTACCAATGAACTCTGAGTCTTCAGGACTTATTACTAGTCTTTGACCCATTGAATTTATGGTTACAAAGTCAGGATCAACAACTAAAGGAGCAACTACTCCTATCTTTTTATCACTCTTAGCAAAAGCTTTTAATTTACCAAGCCATCCATTTGATTGAATCTCAATATCAGCATCTAATCTTACGCAATCCAAATCAGGATACATCTGAAAACCATAGTTAAGGTTTGGTGTTACGCCTACATTCTTTTTATTGAATACGAAATTTACATTTATAGGTTTGGATTTAGCAAAACCTCTTATCCACTGATAACCAACATCATCTTTACTTGAACAATCATCAATTATGGTTAATATAAAATCAGATTGTGTTCTATCCTGAATACTCATAACGGCTCTGATAATGTCATACTTTCCGTTATAGTGTGGTAATACCAAATGAACGGTAAACCATTCTGGAACTTTCTCGCATAATATTACTTCTCTTTCTACTTCCATATTTAACTCCTTCTTTTATGAAAACACCAAACATCTTGCGTTCTCTTTTAGCCACATCAACAATACTTTTTGATTATCCCTAATTTCTACTGGTAATACGCTCCAAGCTTCTTGTGGGATTGAATATTCTTCTCTGAATGTTCTATTGGCTGACCAGCCTTTACTATGGATATAGTCTTTTTGTTTCTCTTTATATATTTCTAGAATATCGGGGTCGCTTAAAAATTCTTCTATAATCTTTTTAGCTAGGAAACACTTAGCATCGTATTCGCTCATTCCTGTTGTATTCATAAGTTCAAGTAGTGTAGCGAAGTCGTTATATATACTATAGAACTTGTAGTCGTCTGACTCGTCACGGAACTCTTCTTGTATTATTTCTTTGGCATCTCCAACAACATCTTCAAGTTCAGGTAATTTTTCTTCCATAATCCCAAAATACTAGACTAGCCAATAAAAGTCAAGAGGGCATTAAAAAACCCCCTGCCGAAACAGGGGGCTAAACTTGGAGTTAAGAAGTTTTTAACTAAATGTGATCTGACCACCAGCACCCTCTTGAAGGATGTCTAGAGTAAGCTCACCGACTATTACCATTCTAGTAGAATCGCTAGTCTTAGCAAGTGGAACTCTCTTAAATCTTCGTAGATACGCTGTTCTGAACATTTCCTTCTTGATTGCAAAAAGGCTTGTTGCAGGAACATATCTATCCAAGATAATGTTTACAGTTCCGAAATCGGAATCGTATACATTTATAGAGTTAATCTGCATTTTCTTTTCTGCATCAACATTTCTGGTAACGTTAGTTGTTAATGCTGAGATATATCTCTTTCTTGCACCAGCACAAAGTACTGTATCGGGAGTTTCTCCAGTTCCATACATTGTCTCGAATAAGTCATTCAACTCATCCTCGAAAGCCGTACCTGTTGAAGCATCACCTGAAGCTGTAGCTGTGTTAGTTGTAATCTTAGTTAAAAGACCACCCAGTTTTCTAGCGTTAGCAGTACCAGTACCAGTAACACCAGCAGTTGCAGTACCAATCATGAATGAATATTCCACATCCTTAGCTAATTCCACAAACTTTTTCTTAACTTGATACTCTACTTCAGATTTTACTCCTCCGTATTTAGCAACTTCCTCTTGAGTATCGGAAATATTAATAACCTTATAGAAAATCTGAGCGTAGTTTTCAGAAACGCTTCTCGCTGTGATCGTTTGATCCGTGAAAGTATCACCTTCAGCAAGAGAGTTAATGGAGCTACCCCCACCATAAGTATCATAAACATTTTCTTTTTTCCTTGAAGTCATACCAGTTTCAGCAATCATGCTGTACATTGGTGAATCCGAAGGACTGATATTAACGACAAAATCGTTTACATCTCTTTTATTCGTAGCTGTTGATTCGTAAGTTGTCAACTGTGTAGCCATTGTAATCACTTCCTTTTTTTTATTTAAGTCTGATGATTACGGATTAATTCAGTTTAGTAGTCAGACATGCTTTTAAGTATATCGTCAGCAATTTCACCAACGCCAGCCTTAACAGCTTGACCCTTATTTTCTGAATCAGGATTTTTAAGAATACTTTTAGCGGTATCCCAATCATTAGCTTGAGCCTGTTCTTCTCTAGGTGCAGGAGTTTCCTCTGTACCTTTTCCAAAAAACTTTGATCCATCCTGTTTCGCATTATTAACAATAGCCATATCAGTACCGATAGTAGAAGCTTCAAAGACATCTTTTAAGCTAATCTTACCAGTTATAACATCGTCAACAATCAAAGGTCTGTCTTTCAGATAACCTTTAATAAGTTCTTTCGCTTCAGCTTTCTTTTCTGGTGTATTGACAACGCCATCTACATTCTTCCAAAAAACATCTTCACGACTTTTGAACTCATTACTTATCGCATTATTTTTCACACCTTTGAAATCGTCTGTAAGCCCCTTTAGCTCCTCTTTTAACTGTAGGTTCTGACTGTATAACATTTTTTCGGTCTCTGTCATATCTTCAGTAGGGTCAACTTCAGGATTATCTGCTGAATAAAACTTACTAGTAGTCTCGATAACCCCAGTAGCTTTAGCTAGTTGTTCCCGAAGAAGCTGGTTTTGATTCCTAGCTTCATCTCTTTCTTCTCGGTGTTTCTTAATACGAAACTCAACATTTTTATCATCTTGAGCCCCAGGTTCAGGTTGATGAGTTCCTGATTCTTGTTGTTTTACATCTGGCTTTTTAGCCTTAACATCTGGTTTTTGTTCTTCTGAACTAAACATACTATCCATAACCTGTTCTAATTTTTCTACTTGTCCTGCCATATTTTCCTCCTATTTACGCTTGTTTAACGAGGATAGCGACCTCGATGGATATGACTCCACTAACTTAACTCCTGTACTCGCTTAACAGCATCACTACCATCTGCGAGAATGTTTCCTATAACGGTAAAAACAAATTCCAAGCCCGATTTGGACTTACTACAACCGTAACATTCCTCCATATTTGATGTCAAAGAAATTTTTTCAGTCAATCTTTCGACCTCTAAATCTATTTCTTTTTTAAGGATTGTCCAACCTTCAGTATTGATTGTTTGTCTAACTTCTTGCGATTCGGTAATTATCTTAATATCTTCAGGATCAGATTCCTCCATCTCCTTAAGAATATCTTCTACTTCCAAAAACTCCTTATCCTCAACTCCATTTACCATTTTTAACTCCTTCTATTTACTAGTAGCACTCTGAATTTTGTCTACAGGGCTAGGGTTAGCCATATTAGACCTATCTGTTTGCTTAAGCTCATTCTGAAGCCTTGTAGCTTCATCGTTCTGAGATTTTAAAGCACCTTGATATTGCTGTAGTAACTGTTGTATTTCTCTGTTCTGGCCTAACAGTTTAGCCATAGCACTATCAGGATTAACATAAGCACTCATATCATAAGGCATAGACCTTGCTATCTCTGTAAGCATAGGCGTTGAATCTAGCGACATAGCCCATTCTTCACGAACGTTTGTTATGGATATGAACTGAAGTATGGAATTAACCATTTCTTTATTTTTAAGGTATTCAGAACCAGCCGTAACGCTTATAAATAAATCTGAAACTACTTCAGCAACAGACATTTGAGAAATAACATTTTCTTTCTTTTCATCTGCTCCAACGATTTCCTCAGTGATAGTTATACGCTCATCAGAAAACTGATAATTCATATCCCAAGCCAAGCTTAACAATGGCGACATAAACTTACGTTCATATTTTCTTATAAATTTACTGAACTGAGATTTACCACCTTGAGCTAGTATTCCAAGAGACTTACCAGACCTATCTGCACTAGTTCCTGTTGGTTGTCCAGAAAGTACATTCGTTGCACCAGTAGCACTATCAGAATAGTTTATTAACCTAGTTATCTCGTTGCTTATATGTCCAACATCAACCTTTTCACTAGTCTTTTTAAGACCTTCCATATCATTTGTTTCAATAACATAGTTAGCACGTTTTCTAGCAACATTAATCTCTGAACTCTTAATCTTAGAACGTCTAGACTTAAGCCAAGGAGCGTTTAAGTTAAAACTCACAGCATCAAGAGATTGGTTTTCTTTATCGTTAACCTCATATTGGATGCTAGCAGTACCATCATCGATAACACCATCAACATAGCTTTCACCATACATTGTGTCATATTCACAAATTCTAAATGTTTTTTCTTTAGACCATAGAGGATTCTTTATAACTCTAAGAACAACGCTTCTTTCTCCAACATCAATCCAATATTGTTCTTGTTTCTTTAATCCTGTCTCAGGATCACTAGTAGTAAACAAACCTTGAAATCTAAGAACTTCATATTTAGCGTTTATCTTATCAGAAGCGTTACTTTGACTAACTTCATCATAAAAAGACTTACCATTCTCGTTACCATCATCAACATCACGACTATTTTTTCCCGGTGACATTTTAACTAATCTATTTACTGCTCGCTTTGAATAAGCACCTAAATCAGCCATTTCTAGTAATCTTTGAGCAGAAATACTATCACGATAAACTATATCTTCATCTATTGGGTTATTTGATAAATGGTTAAAATATAACCTAAAAATATCCCTAGCTTTAATAGTTGGTCTCTGTATATGAACTTTTTCATCAACAACAACTATTTCTTTTTGAAGTAAAGGAACTTGCTTATCGCCTTTTGCCATAAACATAGGTTCGCCTGATTTCTCATCAAGTAAAGGCTTAGTATTAATTCTCTTACGCTTAACTGTATATTTTTCCTCATGCCAAGTAACTTCACCACAAGTAGTACCATAAATAGCACACTGTTTAGCTGAAATATCGAAGTTTGAAACATAATCCTCTTGATCTGAATGTTTTTTAATAACTTTGTAAGCTATATGTGAATCTTTTAGACTTCTTTCCTCAGTTTCCTCGGTAGGTTTAACTTTGAAATAGTCTTCTCTAGAAAAAAGAGCGTTTGAAATCTCTGAATCTATAACATTTATCTGTTTTCTAGCAATAGGAGCAAACACTTTAGCAATACCAGTTTTATAGTTATGGTCTCTTTCATTACGGATACAGTTATATAATCTATATCTCTCATTCCACTTATCAGTGATAATTATAGTTCTACCACCTTGCTCAAATTGTCTCATTTTCTTATAAGACTCAAACAGTCCAGTAACCTTATCAATAGCTAGTGCATCAACACCTTTGCTACCAGCAATATTAGGATTCTCTATCTCTTTATTAGTTGTTTTTTGCTTCTTAGCCATGAGTATTCTCCTTTTGGTTATACTAAAATGTTAGTCCATTTATAGTTTATCAGTCAAATTCTTTAACACATTTCATCTTCATAAGTTGGTAATAAGTCATTCTCAATCATCCACTCGTAAGTATTTATAGGAGCTTCGTCACTCTTTGTATCTTGTACATGCTCTACTTGAATCTCCCAAGCATCAGCCAAACAATCTATACAATCATCATAAGAACCTGTTTTTAGAGCAGTAACAGCGTTAAGTTCATCTTCTATATCAGAATGTTCATGTAACCAGTAAACTAGCCCTTTTTGTATAGGAGATGCTAACGATTTTATCCTTTTAAGCTTAGTAGAAGCTGGCCTAGTAAGTTCTATTATACTAATTATTATATTACGTCTATCCATCTCATAATCAAACATTCTAGATAATACTGTCTGGAAAGCTACAACTTCCATAGTTGCAACGTCAGTATTCCATTTTTGGCACATTATAAACATTTTATTTAACATATCGTATGGGTCTGCAGTTCGCCATCTTAGATAATCCAATACATATAAGTTGGTTTTCTCATCCATACCAGTAATCATAATTACGCTAAAATCAGAAGATTTCTTTTCAGATAAAGCGAAGTCAGTATGACACATTACACTAAGCTTATTAGCGTTCATAGTATATTCACCCCTAAACTCTATTAGCGAACGTTCGTCATAGTGGTTATACCATTGTTTCTGGAATACAGCCAAACCACCTGCTCTAGGGTCATTCTGATACTCTTTAGCGAAAGTTTCAGGGTCGTCCTGCTTGATTATAAGAAGTATTTCAAGAGGTTTTCTTTCTTCCCATAAAGCGTACATTTTCCCATTACTATCGACATTTACTGCCTGATAGAATAGAACTTTCCACTTGATATGGTCTTTTATTAGATTCTTTGAAACGTTCTTAAGCAAACTATCACCATCAAGGATAGTTCCTGTGTATATTATCTTAGCTTTCTGACTAATAATTGGAAGTACTGCCTGTCTAAACCAAAGAGAAACCTTATCTCTTCGTTCTTTGGTAGTAACCATCTCGTCATCTTCTAAATCATCTATATAAACTATATCAGGTCTACCTTTTTCATTCATACCACGAATTTTCTGACCAGCACCTTTAGCCACCATCTTAATCTTCGTACTAGTAATAAACTCAGTCTCAGCCCATTTAGCTTTATTGTATAAACTACCGTATATATCGATAATTTTAGAGTTTTCCACAAGTTGGTCTCTTATCCAACGAAGGTTTTGACCTGCCATATCCTCGGAAGAACCTATCATTACAACGTACCTACACTTATTGTATAGAATCTTATGAAGTATCCAAATCCTTGCTGTAGAAGACTTCCCATGTCCACGAGGGCATACACCACAAACTCTATCGTGTTCCTCGTAAGCGTTATATAACTCTATATGGAAATCAGGAGTATCACAGAAATCTTGTAAACTAGAATCGTCTACACCTGTAAATATTTCATTAACAAATCTCTCAAAGTCATATTTATATATTAACTTTAACTGTTCATTCCTAAGCCTAAGAATAGCTTCTGCGGTAAGTCTAAGCTGGTCTTCTGTAAGCTTACCTAGACTAGCTTCTGCTTCATCAATAGCTTTTTGGATTTTAACGTATAATTTTCTATCTGAAGTAGGAACTCTAGACTTCCAGTTCCTATAAGAATCTTTATTCTTGATTCCTGTAGTTATTGGCCTAATATCAACCATTATTTAATAGGCTTAAGATTATCAAGCATATCAATAAGTTGGTCAGGTGTCATATCATTAACGTTTAGACTGAGGTTTACATTAGTTTTAGGAAACTCAGGCTTAAGCACAAGCTCAACAGCCCTCATATCAGGCTCTACATCAACAAATCCTTCACCTATACAAACCTTACAAGTCTCTCCATGTTTATCTTCACCTTCACCCCAACATTTCCTACAAACTTTCCTTGGTGGTGCAAGCTTATTCTTTAACGCTACATGAGCAAGTTTACGTTCCTCGCTCTTGATAGCTTTCATGCTTAATTGTTCTTGTAAATCGCTTTCAACAACTCTTGGCTCTGCGACAGGTGCTTTATCTCTGAACGGCTTAATGGTTTTAAGAACAGTCTTCTTGTTAGTCCTATGTACAGCCTTAACATTTTCAACGACAATCGCTTCATCATAATCTTCATTAGATAACATCTACTTCAATAGCCTCTGCAATCAACTTGCCTATAAATTTAGCTCTACTAAGACCAGAAGCTTTTGCTACATCCTTAAGCTTTTCTCTATGCTCAGGTTTCTGTAAGATAATCAAAGCGTTCCAGTAAAGCTTATCCCAAATTTTTTCTTTAACTGGCATTTAGATCATTTCCTCTTTAGCGACAACCTTCTTTGGTCTACCACCTTTATTTTTTTTAACAACTGGTTTTAGTTCAACAGTTTCTTCAGGTGGAACATCTAAGTCCTCATCTTCACTAAATTCAGCCTTTTCTTCTTCAGTAAGCTCGACATTCCCATCAAGAACGTCATTTATAGCATCTAACGCCTCTGATTGCTCTACTACTGGTATTTCTGGCTCAATAACGTATTCTACTACCTCTTTAGGCTCAGAAACCTCAACTTTAGCCTTACTTTCCTTAGCATTTACAGCAAGCTCTTTAGTTTGATAATAAACCTCTTTAAATTGCATAGCGTTTCTATATCTAATGTATGGTTTTGAAACATCTAATCCACATTCCATCAAAAACTCTTCGATAAGATGTTTTGGATTAAGGTCTGTAAAATCTGTACTAAGCTCCACAATATATTCGTTTCCAACTATTCCTTTTTTAATTAATGACTTTTGCATTTTCTTCTCCTTCTTTTTTTAACATATCACAATCTGCTTGTTTAAAGATTGTTGTTCCTGATTCTCTATCGTTCCTACTAGAAAAACTCTTAGAAGGATCAATACCTTTTTCTCTAAGTAGGTTATTTAGATTTAACCCACCAGCGTTAACCATATCGTAACTAGATATTTTAACTTCCATCTTTTACTCCTAAAACATCTTCATCTTCAATAATATAATCTTTGTTCTGTATCAGTGTACCAGATTTACCTAACTTGACTAGTACAGTGTCGCCTGCTTTAAGTTCTAACACACATTCATCACCGATGGCTAGTACTTCACAGGAAATGTACTCTTTTGATATATCCGACTCTTTCATTACAAGTAGGCCAATCTTGATTTCTTCTTCCTCTAACTCTCTAATAAATAACCTTTTACCGAATACTTTCATACTACACTATCCTTTCTGCTCTTATTTTTTCTTTATCTGAAATTATCATATACTCAGGAATCTCATCTCCTTCTTCAAGCTCATCAAATAGCATCGAATAAGCTGAATAGTTGAATTTACCTTCAATAAAATCAAATTCTGCCTTAACTATAATGAAGTCCATTAAAATGTTTCTGTATTTTTTATTAACAATAATATCAATCATCTCTTTAGATACACTAAACTTACCTCTTCTATTAAACATACTAAACTCCTTTTCTGTTAATAACCAAAATAAAACCATAAAGTTTTATCAGTTTTCATTTTTTTAAGAATATCAATATACCTGTCTCTATTCTCTGAATTTTTAAACATCTCAAGAACCTCGTCTATATCGTTTGGTCTTTGATAATAAACATCTGACTGATACATACTTTCTGCATAATATAGATAATCCCACTTTATAGGAATTGGTACGAATATTCTATCCAATCCATGTCTTAGTGAATCCCACTCTTCATATTCAATAGGTCTATCAACAAGGTTTCCATGCTCATCTCTATCGTGATTATTTATTTTATAAACACTAATGTTTAGACCCATTATTTTTCTATCTTTCCAACAAACCCTGTACAATTAACTTTTATCAAAGGGCTTATTATGTTTTTTTTCTTAACAATATCAGTCTCTTTCTTACACTCAACGCATTTATGAGTACGCTTATCTTTCCTAGGTATCCCTTTATTAACACGAACTATAATATCCTAAGTATATATTTTATCTGGTAAGCTTGTGCCGTTACATAGTAGAGCTACAGTCTTCATTTCCATATCTCCATAAAGCTTAACTCCTTATTGTTTTTAGCTAGGGGCAGGGATTTGACGAGTAACCAGCTATGACTTCTAGTAGCCTTTTTTATTAACGTGAGTTAGGTTAACTCATTACCACTCTTTATTGTATACTCGTATAGTCACCCTGCATGATATAAGGTAGGCGTGTTGTGAGTAACGCCTCGTTTTACTTCTTGCCCTTCCTTCTTACCATACTCATCTGGAAGGTCTTGCCCGCACCGTATCGCTACACCGAACAAGTTCCCTTATATCTGATTAGCGTCTACCTATTCCGCCACCCTAGCTATATACTAATATACACTACTCAATTACTATATGCAAGGTTCATAGTAAACTAGTTACTATTCTAATTGTTTCTTAATTCATAAAATTTATATTCAATATTTTTATAACTCATTTGTTCTGGTTAACTAATTGATAAAAATTATAACTAACTTGTTTTGGTCAATCATCCCACGGCACAGCATCTGAAACCAATGCCCCCCCGGGTTCTTTCTCAAGCTCAAACATGATCCTGATCCCCTCAAGCTTACAAGCTTACACCATCCAATAAGCTTCAAGCTTACAATCCAAGCTCATATATATTTATTTAAAAAACCTTCTTTGATTATTAGTATATTATTATATATATATTAATATTATATATATATTTAATAACATATCATGTAAGCATATACATATACTAGTTATATATTTAAGTATAAAGACAATAGAATATTACTATATATATATTAGTATTATTATAATATATTATATATATATCTATATAAGGGGGAGGAAGCTTTACAACTGTTTAATTATATTCATATATATAAATACATTTATTTAAGCATACTAGTTGACTACTGTTATGCTGCCATGTTATTATACAAGTGTAAGATAAACAAAGGTTAAATAGAAAGGATAAAAGCATCAACAGGTAAAAAATAAATAGAAATAAAAGGTGGTTAAAATGCAAACATTAAAAGATCAGTTAAAAAAAGAGTTAGATTTAAAAGAAAGTAACTTTGGTAATCATTATTCAGATTTACACGTATTATATAGTCCAGAAGTTGACAAGTGGTTAAAAGATAACTATGAGTTTTATTGTAATGTAGTTAAAGAGCTTGCAAATATTGAGGGCCATAAGTGGTATGGTAAATATTTTTTAGATATACCATTCGCACATGTTGAAAAAACTCTAATAATAGTAGAGGAGCTATAAAACTATGATAAATATTTACTGGACAAAAGAAAAAAGAGGGTGCGGATATAATTTTATTATTCAAAAGGGTGCTATGAGCTATACAGCAAAAAGAACAAAAGAAGCTTTAAAGGCGTAACGCTTAAGGATATTAATTTATTTATAGCTTGCTACAGGAATTTCAACTATTTTCTTTTGTCCAGGAACCAATGCAGATAACAAAGCTTTATATAAAAAAATCTGTTGCTTACTGCATATTATTGGAATACTTCACAGCGGAAAGGAGACTATAAAAAACTAGTATCAAAAAACAACACAAAACGAGGAATAAATATTATGAAATTATTAACAACTAGGAAAAAAATGCAGGATAACACACACGATATAAAAGAATTGTTTGATTTTGGTAAAAGGATCGGATCATTAGAGATTACAGCCCAAGAGGTAAAAGATCGCTTTGCCTACTTAATAGAAAATAAGGATCACGTTAAAGTTCTTATTATGGAATATTTGAATACTCACGAAAAAACAAAGAGAAAGAGAAAAGTAACAAAAGAAGAGATATGCCAAGGAACATATATAAACATTATAACTAGGCTAGTCTATGCTGTTAAAGATTGTTTTTCCTATTCTTGTGGAATGAATGACTTTGGAAGAGCCGAAGAGCTACAAATCGAATCAGTCAAGAAAACTGTTGATAATATGACAGATGAAGCTATTCAGGCCAAGAAAGATAAGCAACAGGCCGGGCTTGATAAAGATTTTAAAGTTATTAATAACCCTGAGACATTGCACGAATTATACAGCAAGAAAAATTATCATAGGGTAAAGCTTACGGATAAAGAACAAATAAGCTACGACTATTTATATTCATTGGATCAGATAGAGAAGAGACAAGTCCGAAGAGTAGAGAAGCCAACGATCAAAACAGATAACTACAATATAGTTGAAGATGTAGACACTAGAGACAACTCCCCTCTTTGGATTGTTCAGATGATCGATAGAGTAGATAAGTTCGAATTTATGACTATACGCAACCAAATGAAATCATTGGGTGGTTATTATTCAAGGTTCAAGGGTGGGTTTATATTTAAAGCTGATCCTGTAGGGTTCTTTGATGGTTCTACTAAAGAGATCAAACGAGAACGCAAACAAACCAACGCTGAGAAGTTAAGAGACTTAGCAGACAACATGCAAAGTACTATTGATGAGAGAAAAGCCCCAAGGTTAGCAAATACTCACCGTAGGGCATCGATGGCCTCTAACATGGAAGCACAAGCAGAAGCATTGGAAAGATCACAGCAAACGCTTTTAAATATTGCCGAGGGCTTAGAGTCTGAGTCTATTACTTTTATTGGTCAGATCAATTCCAAGGCTCAATTACAATTATTGAATAGTATTCTATATTCATGTAGATATAAAAGAACTATCGCTAACAATGAGAGATACGAAGAAGCTGATCCTGTTGGCTTAGATGATGTTAAGTATGCAGAGTTTCCAACGGATTATATCTACATTGATAGTATAGAAAGATTAGCACATGAAGAAATGAACACAAAAGGTTTAAAACTTATTTGTAATAGGCTTTTAAAATATGCTAAGTATGAAAAAGCATCAGGAAGAACAAAAGCTAATTTTAGCTATTTAATTAAAGACCTTGAGACACTATCTAGAAAATCAAAAAGCTATCAGTCCTCAAACCTAGAAGACATGTTCAAAAACAAAAGCCGACTTAATAGAATGGGCATCCGTTCACTATCTGAGCTTAGAGCTTATCTAAGGGAGTATTTAACATTTTTGCCAGCTAAAGAAATAAACAGCAAAGAGAGAGAGCTTAAAAAACAGATAAGATCATTAATAGGCTGTAAGATAGACGGCTATTTTCCTACACCTTCCGACATTGTAGGCCGTATGATAGACGAGGCAGACATAGAAGAAAACTCTCTAATCCTAGAGCCATCAGCAGGAAAGGGAGACATAGTAGACACTATTATTGAAGCGTTCCCAAGTGCAAGCGTTGACGTTGTAGAGATCAATTCTAGACTTAGAGATATATTAGAAGCTAAAGGTCATAACATAATAGAGCATGATTTTTTAGATGTTGAAGCTGTAGAAAAGTATGACAGAATTATTATGAATCCACCCTTTGAAGATTCGCAGGATATATTTCAAGTTCTTAAAGCTTATAAGCATTTAAAGATAGGGGGCAGGATCGTTGCAATAATGGGCGAAGGTGCATTTTTTAGAACTGATAAAAGATCAGTAGCTTTTAGAGAATGGCTAGATGAAAGGGGGTGGAGTGAACAGCTAGAAGATGGATCATTTAAGGCAAGCGACAGGCCTACAGGAGTCAACACAAGATTAGTAGTTATAGATAAGATTTAAGGTTTTTGGAGCGTCTAATAGCTAGGCGTTCCCATAAGCTTTAAGCTTAAGAATTGAGGTGGTTTAATATGTAAATGGGTTGGGAAACCTGCCCGACTATCGACAAGTTGTTCGGATTAGATGCTTGTCGATGGTCAAAGGTGTTAAGTAAAAAATAAAAGGGAGTTAAAGAAAATGAACGATATATTAAGAGAAGAAAAATTGAAGCTTTTAAGGGCTATGGCTAGTAGAATAATGAAAGAACTGGAAGCCGAGAAACCTCGTGCAGAAATAGGCTATTGGACTAAAGACGAATGTATCATCTATGTAGTTGATAAGATCACGGAAGATAGCATTAAAGAGCTATTAGAGGAGCTTAAAACAGAGCAGGAAGAAGAAGCAAAACAAGAGGTTGCACCAATGCCGGAAACAGGGCTAAAAGAGCATATAGAAGCTAAGAAGCAGGAAGAATCTATCAATAAAGAACAGGCAAAAACTGAAGCTGTAGAAGCTGAGACAGTAGAGCCAGAGAAAGAAAAAGAAACAGAGCCAAAAACAGAACCAGAAGTAAAGAAAACTAGAAAATCTAAGAAGAAACCAGAAGAACCAATGGTTGATTATCTAAGCGTTATTGTTAAGGCTGTACAGGATAAAGTCATAGAAAACAACGAAAACAACGTATCAAAAGAGGACTTTGAATCACTGTTGATGTTATTAGAACACCAAGCCAATACAACTTTGAAATTTGTAAGTAATTATACTAGCAAAGGTTAATGATGGGTTGGAAATTAATTTCCGATCAGAATGGCTGTAAGCTCTATATCTCAGATTGTGGAGCTTACGCAAAAAAGACTTGTTATATTTTCGGAGAGCTAAGAACAGTTAAATATAAACTAAATAAATGGGAAGGAGTTAAAAGAAAATGAGCAAAGAATATGAACCAGACTTAAAAGGACTACCAAAGATTAACGGAAAAATGTTAGCAATAAATGGAGTAATCGGTGCTTATTGTAAAGGTAAAACACTCAACGAGAAAGGGCAGAAAGTAAAATGGCAAAGAGTACAGTATTAGAAGCTAAGATACTTAGATATAACAAGATCATATCAAAAGAAGACCTAGAACAGCTTTTGAAACGTAAAACAACTGTAAGAGTTGCTAAGATTTTAAAAGTCTCTAGAGTAAAGTTATTAATGATTAGAAAATCTTATGGCCTACCAGTTATAGAGCGAGAAAAGTCAGAAACAGAAGAAGAAATTTTAATATAGTATTGACAAGTAGTTAACTAGTTTAGTAAAGTGAAATAGTTAATCCCTCATTGATGTAGCAGGAGCGAGCCCCCTTGTTCCTGCTATGAAAAGAAAGGTAAAAGGATATAACAATGTCAAAGAGAATGTTACATGAGAACATAACTAAATCGGAAAAATTTAGTAAAGTTAGCTTTGAGTCTGAATGTTTATATAACAGGCTACTTACCCAAACAGATGATAATGGAAATACTTTAGGATCATACGGATATATTAAAGATATTTGTTTTCCTAGATCAAAAAACGGTAAAGAAATTACTTATATTCAAGCTGAAAAATGGGTTAAAGAATTAATAGAAATAGAACTATTAGCTTCATATAAAATAGATGAAGTTCTATATTTACACTTTAATAGATTTGAAGATTTCCAATCATTAAGGCAAGATAGACTTAAAAAAAGCTCAATCCCTTACTATGAACCGTTGCCGTCAAATGGTTGTCAATTGGTTGCAAAATGTTCGCATGAATTAGAAGTTGAATTAGAAGTAGAAGTTAAAGAAGAAGTTAAATACATAGTCGAGATAATAGACTTTTTAAATAACAGATGTGGTACTAACTATAAATCAACAACTAAGAAAAATAGAGATTTAATTAATGCAAGATTAAAAGAAGGTTTTACGGTTAAAGATTTTGAAAGAGTAATAATCATAAAATATCGTGAATGGGTTAATAATGAGGATATGTGTAAATTCCTAAGACCAAGCACATTGTTTGGTAATAATTTTGAAAGTTATCTTAACCAACTAGAATCAACAGTTAAGGAGTTTAAATTCGATGAATAAAAAAGAAACATTTTTTAACGATATAAAAACAGTTCGTAATATTTTAGGCCATAAACATATCAACGATGAGTATTTGTATGAGTTCGTTAACGACTATTTTAAGGGCTGGACGGAACAAGCACAGGAGTTACTATTGAAACAGTTGAAGAAATCTAATCCTGCTGATCGTGGTGCGTTATCTGTGGATTCTATACTCGCTCAGTTGGTCAGTATTGAGAATAATTTAGTAAGAGATAAGTTTTCAAGCTCTTTAGAACAAGATTTAGCTAGAATGGAAAAGAATAAAGATACCGAAAAAGGTAGAAAAGCTAGTTTTATCTATAAGCTTGTAAGAATGACTAGAAATTATAAATGGGAAGGGGTAGAGAAATTTAAGGATTACATGGGATATGAGAATGAAGGAAAGTTTCAAAGAGAAATGATCCTAGCTTATGCACAATGCAGAAAGGATTGGGTAACAGAAACAAAACAAGAAAAATTTGATAGTTTTAGTGAAAGAGTAGATTTAATTTAAAGGAGTTAGTGATGAAAACTAGAAAAATAGTAAAAGATACTGAATGTAAGATTTATAATTATTTCTTTGAGTGTTGCAAGCGTAAATGTGATGGTAAAGAATTAACTCAGAAAGAAAGAGTTTTTTTAGCGTTGTATGAGGTTGGCGATACTGGACTACCTAGAAACTTCTTCTTTAGGAAAATGAAGCCAGTTATTATCAATATACCAGAAGAAATAAAGAGGCTATAGTTATGGATTTAATGATAGATCAAGAAAATAAGAACGATGCAATACTAGGTTTTAGGAGAAATAGCGAATGAATAATTTAAGAAAGGATAATGATATGGAATTAAAAGTAGGCGATAAGATAAGCTTTGATTTACAGTATGCGTTAGAAGAATATGAAGCAACTATAGAACAAGCAGTAGATAGGGAAACAGGAAAAGCGTATAACGGGACATGGCAACATGGAACAGTAGAAGAACAATATAGGTTAATAGAATTATTTAAAAAAGAACTAAATATAAAGGATTAAGACTATGGATAAGAGCAGATGCAAGTAGAACAAGTTAAGAAAGGATAAAAACATGGAATTAAAAGTAGGTAGAGAGTATTTAGATGCGTTTCATAACTTTAAGTATAAGGTTTTAGGTACTAGAAATGATAGAGTATACGTAGTTGATGATGGTGAGTTACATGACTTGTCGTTTTCTAGCTGTAAGTCAGATGAACTACTACCACCAAGCATAGAGTACCTAAAAGGGATTAATCAACCATTTGGTACGCTGGATGAAGATGTGCAAAAGGCTTTGATAAACTTGGACTTAGAAATTTATACCTATGCACATGGTTGGGTTAAAAGGTGGAACGTGATTGACAATGAAGCAACTTACAGACTATCTAGCGATTATGTAGAGAAGCCAGCGTATGTTCCTAAGAGCTTTAAAGAAACAAAAGTAAGAGTATATAACGGTGAGTTGAATAGTAAAGTGAATGAGGCATTAGAGAAATTAGGATATGAAGCAAATCTTCTTTATACAAATGTTCAATACTTATTTATAGATAAACGAAATAATGTTACTTGGGGTGATAAAGAAGATTATTTTCTAGGTCGACCACACAAAGAAGTACAAGCACATGAGATACTAGAGGAGGCGGGGAAGTTATGAAGATAGTATGCAAAGAGTGTGGTAAAGAAATGCCATATAAGATGCAGGGCAACTTTAAAATGTATGAAATTAAATGTGCTTGTGGTGGAAATGGAAAGCCCTCTTTTGATAGCACAACAAAGAATAGGAGATGATAGATATGAGTGAAGTACAAGATTTAACAATAGGGCTTGAACTACCTGATAATAATTTAACAGTATCGTTCGGTGAAAATCCTATGCAACTTAGTATTAGCATGACAGACAAATATACTATAGTGAAACGTATCCAATGGTGGTTGTTTTGCAAGGTATTTCCTTGTCGTATTGTTGAGTTTAGAAAAGGAGATGATAGAGATGAGTGCAAACGATGATAAAAAGGTAGAAGATTCTGGTACCGAAGCAGATTTCGGTACCAAAGATAAGCAAGAGAGTTGGGAAGATACTTATTTCGGCAGAGTAGTAAACGACATATCTATTACAGATGATTATTGTTTGCCACCAATAAAAAAGGGTAAGTTTAAGGAGCTTTTAGAGTTAGAAAATTCTAAAGCAACTATTGAGGCGTTGGGAAAAGTTGAGGGATTTTTACAAACAGGGTTGAAATATCCTGACGCTAAGATTACTTTCAAAGATATTTTATTTGATATAGAGGAGCTTAAAAGCAAAGAATAGGAGATGATAGATATGAGTGTAGAAATTAAACACAAGATTACAGGAAAAGTTATATTGAGTGGAGCGTATGAGTCTATTAAGGATTGTTTGGATAAAAACAGATGTGCTTACTTGGAAGATGCTAACTTGGAAGATGCTAACTTGAGAGGTGCTTACTTGATAGATGCTAACTTGATAGGTGCTAACTTGAGATGTGCTAACTTGAGATGTGCTGACTTGGAAGGTGCTTACTTGAGAAATGCTGACTTGGAAGATGCTAACTTGGAAGGTGCTAACTTGAGAGGTGCTGACTTGAGAAATGCTAACTTGAGAGGTGCTAACTTGAGATGTGCTAACCTGAGTGGTGCTTACTTGAGAAATGCTGACTTGAGAGGTGCTTACTTGGAAGATGCTAACTTGGAAGGTGCTAACTTGAGAAATGCTAACTTGAGAGGTGCTAACTTGGAAGATGCTAACTTGAGATGTGCTTACTTGAGATGTGCTAACTTGAGAGGTGCTAACTTGGAAGGTGCTGGGCTATATATTCAAACAGAAACATGGCAAGTAGTCACAACTCCAACTCACATCAAGATAGGCTGTCAATTTCATACAAAAGAAGAATGGTTTAGGTTTGATGATGAAGAAATAAGGACTATGGATAGTAAAGCGTTGGATAGTAAAGCGTTGGATTGGTGGACAAAGTGGAAGCCGATACTGGAATTAATGTTAGCTAACAAAGAATAGGAGTGATAGAGATGAGTACAAATGATGATACATGTGATAACTGTGGACACGTTGGATTAGAATTTAGTAGAGACATGGGAAATGCAGGATATTTTTGTGGAGAATGTGGAAAGTTTGCGCAAGCTGAAAAGGTAGAAGATTCTGGTAGCGAAGCAGATTTCGGTACCAAAGATAAGCAAGAGAGTTGGGAAGAAAGATTTGACCACAACTTTACAGGTACGGCTAATATTATTACAGACTTTAAAGCTTATGTTAAAAGCGAGATACAAGAGACTGAGAAACGTGTGTCAGAGCTAGAGAGAAACAAGCCAGTAACATTCGCAGATTTAACAATAGAGACAAAGATGATAGATATGAGTGAACAAGCTGAAAAGGTAGAAGATAAGAGTTGGGAAGATGAGTTTAAAACAAAGATGCACTATCCTTGTGAGCGTGTCGGTGGTGAGTGTAATATTTGCCCAGAGACTCAATGTTACTATAAAGACCAAATTAAGTTCATCAAGTCCCTACTAGAAACTGAGAAGCAGAAAGCAGTTGAAGAAGTGTTTGATATATTAATAACTGATTACTATGATGGAATAAGTACAGTTGATGGACTTAGAGAAAAACTTAAAAGCAAAATATAAGGAGTAGAAGATGGGAAATTTAGCGTTTAATAAAGTTGAGTATTGTGGTGAATTAAAAGTTAAACATGAAAATAGTAAGAACATGCATGGCTATTATTCTCTCCTCTCCAACACCACAGGAAGCAATAACACTGCTACTGGCTATTATTCTCTCCTCTCCAACACCACAGGAAGCCGTAACGCTGCTACTGGATATTATTCTCTCCGCGCTAACACCACAGGATACAATAACACTGCTATACGTAAATTATTGTGCAAAATAGGATTACATAAATGGTGTAGTTGGGATTCTCATTGTGAGCGTTGTGGTAAGTATAGCAAGAGACAGTACGATAAGGTTAAGGAGAAAACTAATGACTAAGAAGCAAGAAGCTTAAAGCAAAGTATAAGGAGTAAAAAGAGATGAGTGAAGTAAAAAGATTTAATAATGAATGTGAAAGCATATTAGAAGATAACAATATAGAGTGGAACGATTCAGATGATTGTTATTGTTTTCTTTTCGATGCTTATTCTAGCTTTGACCCTTATTTTGGTTCAGAAGTAGAAGATAGTGAACTACTTAAAATATTAAAAGATGTTGAGATTGTTTTTAGAAGTAATAAAGATGAAATTGAATTAATAGAAAATAATATAAAATATCACAATGATATAACAAAACGACTGGAAAAAGATTTAAGAAAAATATTTGATTATTATAGAGAACCTACACAGTTAGCTAAGATGAAAGAAGAGCTAGAAGAACTTCTTTGGGAAATAGATCATCCAGCATTATCAACAAAAAGTAATTTTATAAATGAACTTGGAGATAATATCGTCATGTGTCTACAGTTCGCTATAAAATATCCTGAAGTATGGGATGTTGTTAAATTTAAGATAAATAGACAGCTTGGAAGGATGGAAAAAGAGAAAGGAAAAATATTCAGCGATGATGATGTTGAAAAATGCTACAACTCAAGCAAGATAAGGGTTGAGGAACTAATAAAAGATAACAGTATTGACTAGTTGAGTATAGTCTGATAGAGTTAAATAAGTAAAATAAAAAAGGAGTTAAAGATGGAAAAGAATAATGACTTAGTTGTCGTAGAAACAAATGGAAAGAAGTTTGAATTAACACATACTGACGTAAAGAAATACATATGCGAGAAAGCTACAGAAAAAGAGATACATGTATTTCTTCAGATATGTAAAGCTCAGAACCTAAACCCATTCATTAGAGAGGCTTATTTGATTAAGTATAACGATAGATCACCTGCAACAATCGTAGTAGGTAAAGAGACTTTCCTTAAAAGAGCTATGAAGAGTGCTAAATATTCAGGACACGTAGTTGAATGTGAAGGATCAGTTGATAAGAAAAACTTCAGAGATTCGGATATGACTGCTACTGCTAAAGTTCACATGAACGGTTTCGCAGTTCCTATAACTGTTACTGTTGATTATGTAGAGTATGTTGGTGTTAAAAAGGATTATCATTCAGGAGTAGAAGCACCTAACTCTATGTGGAAATCAAAACCTAAAACTATGCTTAAAAAGGTTGCGTTGATGCAAGCTCTTAGAGAAGCTTTTCCTGATGATTGTGGTGGTTTGTATGAGGTTACTGAAATAAACTCAATAGATGAGGCTGAAGCACCTTTACCAACTGGTGTAATAGTTAAAGAACCTATTGTTGAAAAGAAAGAAACTAAAGCTAAAAAGACTAAAAAAGAAAAGATTAAAGAAGATGCTATTGAAGCTGAAGTAGTTGAGAAAGAAGAAGAACCTGTAAAGGAAAAACCAAAGCAGGAAGAAGTTAAAGAGGAAGCTGAAGATGAAGATGAAGATGCTGGAACTGTAGATCACGAAGACGAAGATTTTCCTGTCCCACCTTTAGAGGAAAAAGATATTAAGCTTAAAATGGCTACTCAAGCCATGAGGGTTGAACTAGGTAAATCTATTAATGATAGCTATATGGGTTTAACTGAGGCCAGAGGCGTTATGTTTGATAAATTTAATGGTGCTAAAGATTCTTCTGTATTAACTGAGAAACAAATCCTAGAATTTACTGCTAGTTTTAGAAATATGCCTAGTTCTGCACAGATTAAGAAGCTTATGACAACTATAACTTCTATTGGTATGGACTACGAAACTGCTGGTAAAGATATTCTACAAGCTAAGTGGGGTGTACGCTCTAGTAAAGATTTGTCAAAATCACAGATAAGTGAAGTTATTGAATACTTCACAGAACTTAAAGGTGAAGAGTAATGCCACAAATAGGATTTGATTGTCGAGATGGTTTAATTGAGTTCGATAGATGTCTGAGTGGTTGTCCTAGTGGAGAAAGATGTTTAACTAGGCCTACACTTGTAGAGATAGCTAAAACACGAATCTGGAAAGGTATGGCTTCTACTACACAGCTTCTAAAAGGAACTAGAGAGGCCATGTTAGAGATACAGAACGATTTCTATATAAAGCCAAAGGATCAGGCTTTTAGATTACTTGGTACTGATATGCACTCTAAGCTTGAGCAGAATGTTGGAAAGAACGAGTTAGCTGAAGTAACTTTTAAAGATTTCATGTCTGGTACTGCTGATTTATATGAAGGTGATAATTGTTTCCTTTATGATTATAAATCTACTGGTAGTTACAAAGTTGGTCAGATGCTTGGACTTAGAGCAGAACAAATAGAACATCCTGACGGTGATTTATACGTTAAAAAAACTACTAGGAAAGGGGTAGTATATCAAGCTGGTGATGTGAAAATGGTCGATAAATGGATAAGAGACCCTGAGTTAGTTGATAATTGGGAATACACAATGCAACAGAATAGGTACAGACTTTTCTATGAAGATGCAGGGTTTCCTGTAAAGAGAATGTTCTTACAGATAACTGTTCGTGATGGTGGTACTCAGATGGCTAAACAGCGTGGAGTTCTTGAGAACATGTATTTAATAGAGCTTCCTATTTATGAGCGAGAAGAGGTTATGCAGTACTTTAATATGAAAGAGGAGCAGTTGCAACATGCTCTGAAAAAAAAGTATTGTCCTAAATGTAACAACCGTGAGAATTGGGATGGAAGAAAATGTGAAAATTGGTGTAATGTAAGTAAATTCTGTGAAGAAATGGGAGAGTAAATTATGAAAGTTAAAATAGATACTGAGATAACAAAGTTAGATGGAACAAAGATAATAGATGAGAATGGAAGTAACTCTACTTTAAAATCTATTATGGTTAGAGCTTTAACTAACAGTTTAGATACTGATGGTGCTTTAACTGGCGAAAAGAAGTTTGAGTTATATAATGTAGCCAATAAGATCAATTCTTGTAAAAAAGAAGTTGAGCTTACTGTAGAGGAAATTGCTTTAATAAAAGAGAGAATTGGAAAATCTTTTATTATCGAGGTTATTGGTCAGGCTTGGAACTTACTAGAAGCTAAAGAAAAAGACTAATGACTACACCTACTAATATGGTTCTACTTATTGGATACATAACAAAAGCACCTGAAGTAAAAGACTCAGGGAAAAACAACGGAAATATTTTCTGTAGCTTCAATCTAGCAGTTCAGAAATTTCCTAAATCACCTGTTGAGTTTCATCGGTGTATTGCTTGGAATCAAACAGCAAACATTATTGGTGAACACGTTAAGCGTGGTGATACCTTATCTGTTACTGGTAGTATAGAGTCTAAGCTCATAGAGGCTGGTAATGATAAAAAGTATACTCAGGTAACTGTAATTGTTAATAGTGTAAAAATGCTTGGTAACTCTTTTACTGCAGTCGAAGAAGAGGTTGAAGATAGTGAATCTTGCCCAATCTAATTTTATTACTCTAGACGTAGAGCCTATTGGCAAACCACGACTCACTCAGCGTGATAAGTGGGCTAATAGGCCTTGCGTTACTAGATATTGGGAGTTCAAAGATGCAATCAACTTAATTTGTAATAGTAAGAATTTTAAACTTGCAGATAGATTCTCAATAGTTTTCCATGTGAAAATGTCTAAGTCTTGGTCTAAAAAGAAAAGGGCTGAAAAGTTAGGAACTGAGCATGACCAAAAGCCTGATATAGACAACATGTTAAAGGCTGTAATGGATTCTTTACTTGATGATGATAGTAAGGTATGTGCAGTAAACATGGAAAAGTATTGGGCTGAAAAGGGGTATGTAGAGATAATGAATAAATAATGACGACAATACTGATAAGCGATCACGCTAAGAAAAGGATCAAGGAAAGATTTAATTGGAAAGGTAAGTTCTTGAGAAAAATGGTTAATAGAGCTTTTGAGAATGGAGAAGCTTATAATCATGGTGGTTTTAGATACGTTGTATTAAATAAGAACTTGTTTATATTTTCAGAAAAAGAAAAAGATGAATTTATTTTGGTAACAGCACACCAATTAGGGAGAGAAAAATGAATATATTAAAACTGTTTGGATTCGGAAAAAAAGTAACAAAAATAGAACCAGTTATTGATACTAGGAAAATGCACGATACTGTTATTGAAGAATTTAAACTAGCTATACCAGCAAAAGACTGTTCTATAGAAGAAATACTTGGAGCTTTTGATGAAGAAAAATTACCTATGGAATATAGGTTTTATTCAGAAGAACATATCGAGAAGCTAGTAGAACATGAAGACGATACCACAAATGAAAGAGAAGCTTACATGAAAGAGAAGCTTACATGAAAGAACAAGCTAAATTAGACAGGGAACTATATCCATCAAGTGAAAATCTAAGTAAAATACATAGAGCTAGTGTTGATAGAAAGAACTCAAGTAAAAGATTAGCAAGAAAGGCTATGGTGAAGAAAAATGGAAATTAAATTTAAGAAAGAATTAGAAGAGAAAATACTTAAAGAAGCAGAGGATCAATTTAGAACACCAGAGCTTCAGATATGTTTTATATTGTCAGAATACTATAAACATGGTGGATTTGCATCGAGAGTAGCTACAGGTGTTGATATGAGTGGTACATTTGGCTCAGCAATAGATTTTCCCAAAGAAGAGTTAGCCGAGCATCTAGCAAAGCAGAAAAAGTTCAAGAACGACCTTACTGTAGATGAGAAGATAGCTAACTTAACTCTTCATGCAGATATAGACGAAGATAAATATACTGAGAACTTCTCTAGTGCTAGAAAATTGTATGAACAAAAACAGGCACAGGATAATAAAAAACTAAAACCTAGTGCCCAACATGTTAAGGATTTAAAGGAAGCTTCTAAAACTAGAGCTATTAAAAAAGGTAAGATTGTAGAAGAAGTTAAACCTGTAACGCCACCGTTAGAAGATAATGACTAAGGTTTATATAGGGCTAGGGTTTATTGTTTTTTTTGCTCTTGTGTTAATTTTTCGTGAATAGGAGTAGCTATTGTTCTTCTAGCAGGAGTCTGAGCAAACGAAGGTTTAAACTTAGCTTTCTGCTTTAACTGATTACCTGCTCTGAATGGTGATTTCTTAAAACCTAATCCTCTTTCTATTGTTTCTACACCTGCGCTAACCGGTGTCTTAGCTGAAAACTGAGTAGCTATATTTGAAGCAAACTCATGTCCAGCCCATTCATCTAAAGCATCGTTCCAGACTATCTTAGCTGTACCACTATTAGAAACAAACTTATCCATCATATTCTTAAAAGCAACATCATCTTCCTGAAAAGCTCTTGCTATTAATTTCTCTACATTCTTTTCGTCTAATAAAGAACCCATAGTTTCCTGTACTTTAAAAAGGTCAGAGTACTTATCCATAACATTACCGTACTTGGTATTCTTTCTAAGTAGATTGTTTATGTTTGATCTGTACCCTTTGAATATCTTATCTACTAAAGGATTGTTTTTAACCGAACCCTGTTTCACTACATCATCAATAAACTTCTTTAAGTTATGAGCAGACTCCATATCACCCTCTTTAAGAAACTTGGGAATATCCTCGTTTATAAAAGAGTTGATAACTCTATTCACTTTTTTATCAGCAATAGCAGAACCACCTGTAAATTTAAGCTTGCCCTTAACCGTATCTATAGACCCCTTTTCAGACAAAGTTGCCAAGAAATCGTTATAAAGCTTACCCATTCCATCAAAAGGTTGTCCCTTAGTTGCTTTAAATATAGGGATAACTTCTTTTTCAAACTGTTTCTTTGTTTGCTTAAAAGCTTCAGGGACTAAACTTTCTAGTTCTTTTATAGTTTGTACCCCTAGGTGAGTTCCTTTTTTAATATCCATAAACTCATCAGTAAGAACCTGTTTAGGTCTCAAGAAAGCTCTCCTAGTTGCTTGCTCGTTAACTCCTGCACTTTGCTTGAATGATTTAGCTGTATTATTTATAATCCTTTGTTTTTGAGCATCAGGAACAGCACCTAATAAGCTTGCTAGTTTTCCACCTAATCTAGAACCTACTTTTTTAACTGCAGGTATTTTACCAACAGCACCCAATAATTTAGCACCAGTATAATCTAGTACAGTTTCTACAGAACCTTTAAATAAAACCTCCGAAGCATCCTTAATAAAACTCTCATCATCTTGGTCAAATATATTCTTAACAGTTTCTATGCCTGCCCTAGCAACACCAGCACCAATAGCAGAACCGGGAACAGCACCTACGCCACCAAAACCAGCACCAACAAAACCACCAATAAGACCACCACCAAGAACCAATCCAAACTCAGCAGATTCTTGAAGAAACTTATATTTTTGAACATCGTTTTTCTCTTTTCCATCTTTAGCTACTATAATATCTGGTTGATTACCTTTTGTTAAAATAGTTGATCCTGATAAAAAGCTACCACTATCTTCGCTAAAAGTTTGCTTAGGTTTATGTTTATCATCAATAATAGTTGCATCATCTAAAAAACTAGCCATTAAAAACTCCCACTAGCACCACGATTAATACCAATTTGTTTATAAGATGATTTAAGTTTTTGATCCCCACCAATATATTTCCATTTAGAACCATCTTGTTTTTGGATGGTCTGTCCTTGAGTAAGCTTTACTTCCTCTTCTTCTAAAGTAGTAACATTACCACCGAACTGTCTTTCAAGCTCTCTAGTAGTTTCTTCCTGTACTTGTTCAGGCGTAAATAAAGAAGTGCTACCAAGTCTACCTAACTGAGTTCCAATTTCTCTTGAAGCATTAAACTGTGCCTGTTTAGCCATTATACTTGCTAACTCATTCATAAAAACTTTATTCTCTGGTGTGAATGTACCAGTATCAAGCTCATTAACAAGTTGATCTATTCTAGCAAATAGAGCTTGTGAACCACCAAATGCCATAACATCTTCTTCTGTTAATCTTCCAACTTCACCAGAAGCTTTAGCTAACTGCCTCTTGATAGTACCGGTAGCAACTGGGTTATCAGAAGCTAACATAACTCCTATTGCTTTAGAAGCATTATAGCCCTGTTTAGCTTCACTAAAGATAGTATTACCATCTAATGCTTTATATGCACTAGTTAAAGATTGCCTTTGTTGTGGAGTAAATTCTCCCACTGTTTTTTGTACTGATATAAACTCACCAGTATTAGCATCAAACCTTTCAATAAGTCCAGTATCAGGATTAACCTTTAATGATGCGTTAATGCCAGTAGCAACAACATCACCATCAAGCTTATTACCTTCTGCATCAGAATATGTACCAGTTCCTTTATCAAATATACCTTTTTTAGGAAGACCTGTTTTTGGATCAGCATAAGTTATTGATTGAAATTCCTTATCAACTGGGTCTGCAATCTTGTTAGACTCAGCAAATGCACCAAACATACCTTTAGGTTTAGCAGTTCCTTGACCTATAGCACCCTTAACGACACTTTTACCTAGTCCTTGAAGGTCTTGTACCCATTTAGGAGTAGCAAGCTTCTGAGGGTCAGTTATACCTATTTGAGCTAGACTCTGTAAAGCTTCTTGTGGCATCTTTGAAACCTGTTCAGGTGTTAATTGTTTTAGTTGTGCTTTAGCTCTAGCTCTAGTTGCTTTTAGTTTAGTCAAACTTTCAGCAGTAGCACCACCGGGAATCTTACCAGAAATCTTTTGAATGAAAGCAGGGTCTTGTAATACAGCATCAGGAGCAGTATCTAGGAAATCAAAGAACTGCGATTTGGTATCATTAGCTTTTGCAGTATTTATAGCTTGTTGCTTTTGACCTTCAGCCTGTTTAGCTTTCTTCGCCTGTTGCATAGCAACTACAGCTTTATCAAGCATAGCATTAGTATCTAATTGTTTTTTAGTACCAATTTTTACTCCCTGACCACCAAGTCCTGGTACTGAATTTAGAGTTCCAGCAGTACCACTCATGTTAAATTGTGATATTTCTTCAAGTAGATTTGCCATTAGATTCTCCCTTTTTAAGCTTTTGTGCCTCTTTTAATATTTTAATAAATCTAACGTTGTTTGGCAAACTATCATCTTTAAGTACAGCCATTATGTCTTGTAAACCCTTAACACCTTCCATAACTAAGCCTCCTAAATGTTTTCTGATAATCAGCAAAGTCTGTTATTTTTCCAAGCAAACCTCTTGTTAGCCAATAGACTCCAATAGGTAGTAATATAAAGAAACCAGCGTATATAGTTATTCTAAGTGGTAATAGTTTTAGCCTTATAATCATGGTCATTTTATTATCATTCTTAGCCTTGATATAATTCAACCAATGCTTAGTGAATATATTAAATATAATCTTGGTAAAAGTCTTGGACCTTACCATTAATGGGTTCAGTAAACAAAAAGTAGTCAGATAAGAAGCTCTACTAAATTCGTTCTCATGTCTTATCTTATATCTAGCAAACGATAAACATTCTTTATCTGTAATTAGTCCGTGCATGTGAGCAGTAGTAGCAAGATAACAACTATACCTAAATATCCTAGCTATAACAGATATAACATTACCAATAACAGGTATTGTATTAAGTACTGCATGTGTAGATTCAGTAGCTATTGCTCTACCTGCTTTATCAGGATTGCTAATTATCTCAGATATGTTTGCTATATCTCCTATAAGCGGAATGTCTTTAGTAACTTTTTTAAAAGCATCATCCGCAAACTCAACACCCTTATCTTCAACAAATTTCTTAGGATCATTAGCTAGTTCAAATAAGTCCTTAGCGTTACTATCCCGTAAAACTGTATCAGTAGTAATATCATTCCAAGTATTTTCTATATCATTAGTAACATCTAAAACTATACCATCACCAACAGTAATTTCACCAAAACCAGTTCCATCACCTTCTCTTATTATCGAGTCAGAATCTATAGGAATATCTAACCCCATATCACCAAGCTTTATACCAATATCATCAACAAACTTAGGGATGTCAACTTCTGGAATATCTATATTCGGTAAGTCTATTTTAGGTAAACTTATCTCTGGAATATCTAGTTTAATATCTGGTACATCTGTTTCTGGTAAATCAAATATCTTCCCAATATCTGGAATTTCTACATCAAAATCTATATTAGGTAAATCTGGAATATCGAAATCTAAATTTAAATTTAAACCATCACCATCAGTACCTTCTGCAGTAGAATCTTCAGGCTTGCTAGTTTCAGCATCTTTTATTTTCTGTGCTTCTTCTTGTCTTCTATCAAACTCTATTTGCTTTCTGGATTTAATTTTATCTCTTGGCTTTCCATCTATTTCTGTTTTAGAAAAAACCTTTTCTAATGTATTTTTATCAGCATCAGAACCAGAAGTAGTTCCACGCTTAAGTTTTCCATCAGGAGTAATTTCAAAACCCTGACTAAGGTCAGTTATTCCAACATTAGAAGGGTCTAGCTTTAATATATCATCAAAAAGAGTTCCAACCATTGTTATCGATTCTCTTTTGCGTTCAAATCATCAGCACTAAACAAACCGCTAACTATATCACCACTATTATCATCACTATTAAATAGGTTTTTAAACCAATCAAGACCTTGAAGTCCTGTATATGTAGTACCAAGATTCATTATTGCATCATTGAAACTAGCACCTGAGTTTTTAAGATTAGGAAGTTCCTGAAATGCACTTAATAGAGGTAGTAAGAAAGGAGCTTCATCTCCACCACTAGCTAGATTAATCTGGTCTAGTAACGAATTTGTAAACAAACCTTCTATATCAGCTATTGAAGAAGCTTGTCCTGTAGCATCTATCTTTCCTTTTTCTAATACTAAACTAACATCACCCTGTTCTCTAAGCCTAGCAATATCTCTAGCAAACTCAGTATCTTTGCTGTGTTCACCAAATTTAAGTCCAGCAATATTAGTTGTAATTTGTCCTAAAATATCTGTTTCTTGTTTCTTTAATGCCTGATCGCCAAAACTAGATATACCTAGTCCCTGACCAGTTAAACGTTCTTGTCCAGTACTTCTAAGCTCGTTTATTAAAGGCTTAGATGAAGCAAGTATACTCTTTTCTAAATCACTTATAGCAGAGCTATTAGAATTAGAAGGAAGTCCAAACTCTCCCATTATCCCTGTTATTGTATCATTTGATCCTGCCATAATTTGCTCCTTTTCTTAATTATAGTATACAACTTATCTATCTGACAAAGTTAACAATCTTCTGCATCAGCAAACCAGTTTAGTTCTTTTGCCTCAACTGCTTCTGTTATAACGTTACCTTCATGGTCTTTAACCTCTTCAACAGCTTCACTCATATTACTTTTTACTATCTCTGAATATACCTTTTTGCCTGTAAGATATATCCCATCAATAGGTTCTATGCTTGTTCTTATTAAAAAACCTTTTCCTGCTTCTCTTGTTGCTTTGTCTTTGAATAAAAGCATAAGAACTATTGTCTTTTTATTAATCATCTCGTTGCGTGTTTCTGCAACCCAATATTCACCACTTGTTCCGTTATCTAATTCTTTTACCTTTTTTAATCCCATTTTATTCCTCCTTTATGTTGCTTCTGTTAAAGCTGTAATCAAACCATCTTTAATTGTAATAGTTCCATTTGTAGTAGTTCCGATTCCCATAGTATAAGTTCCGTCTGCAACTGCACTAGTTCCATCATTTGTTTTGTGTTTTCCTAAAACTTCAACAGCTTTAATATTTCCTAAAACATCGACTATACCAGTCCCAACTTCTTTAGGGTTAATTATTAGATTTGTTCCATTATAAGTTATTGAAGCATCATCTCCAGCACCGAATAGTAGCTTCTGATTATCTGCAATAAGTTTTACATTCCCAGTTAAACTCCAACCTGTTCCATCGTGTTGTGCTTTGATTGCTCCAGTACCATTAGCAAGAATAATATTATTAGTCAAACCAGCATCAAGCCCAGTAACACTTGCACCTAAAATAGTATTGCCTGAACCATAAGTTATACCTCTACCTGTATTGTAACCAACCCCTGTATTAGAAGAACCATCTTCTAAATCATACAGTGAATAAGCACCCATTGCGTTGTTGTAAGACCCAGTCGTATTGTAACGCAGTGACTGATAACCCATTGTGTTGTTGTAAGACCCAGTCGTATTGGCATACAGTGAATAAGCACCCATTGCGTTGTTGTTAGACCCAGTCGTATTGTAACGCAGTGACTGATAACCCATTGCGTTGTTGGAAGACCC